CCTCCTTCTCATCCACCCCAATCGCTTTGGAGATGGCCGAAACCGCCATACCCGCAAGCGGGCCACCCAGTGCCGACGCGACAGTCGGCGCAATCTGTTTAAGCCAGTCCATTACTGTTTACTCCTAGAAAGCATGGTTGCTGCAATCTGCAAGAGGACGCGGTACTGATCCACATCCGGCGGCTCTTCCTTCCAGCCTACGGTGATCTGCCCCACCAGCTTCCCCGGCTCTGGCGGCACCCCCACCCGGCACCCGTAGGTCATGCCCTTTTCGATATACCACAGCCCGATCTCTGACTGGGCCGTTTTGTAGTGGCTGCACGGAATCTCACCTGCCATCAGCGCCACGACATCCCGGTTGTTGGAGACGTTGCTGGTAAACAGACCCACATCCAGCCCCTCCAGCGTCTTGTCCCGCCCCTGCTTGGTGTACGCCCGATACAGCACGCGGGTGCCGAACATCGGGTTCACTTTGAAGATAGCGACGACTGTGGCGTCCGTATTTTTGAACAGGTGCGCCGCAACGTCCTCCACCCGATCTTCTGCAATGCTGGGCAACTTGCGTTGCTCCTTGTACGCACCGATCAGGAAGGCTTGGTTCTGCCAGACAAAATACCCAACGAAAGTAAAGACGGCCATCAACAGGATGGCAAACAATTTAAACGGTGAGTCCACGTAGCTGAGGACTCGGTCCAGCACCGTCAGTTGCGTCTTCTCCTCGCTCATTCGTCTAGCGCCTGTTTCACGATCATGATAATCAGCCCGCCCATGATGCAGACTGTGATCAGCGCCCCAATAATCTGCGCAGCCAGCAAGCGCTGCGCGGACAACTTCTTGCGTTCAGCCTCGGCAATCCGTGCGGCCTTCTCTCGCGCCTGCTTAATCTTCATCCGCTCCCTGAGCATCTGCTCCCAGAGTTCGGGGTAACCGCCGTAGACCAGCATGTGTTTGAGTTGCTCCTCCGATTCCCGTAGCTGGTTGGCTTGCATCACGATCTCCATGGCCCGTCCGGTGTCGGACTTACCGGCTTTGCCCGCGTCGTTCGCGGCCTTCTGGACTACGTCACGCGCATCGAAAAATTTGCCAAACTCACCGACAAGGCCGTTGATGTCCTTGCCTAACTTGATGGCCTTCTGGATGCCCGCTACCGCAGCCTGCGCGGTGGCAAACGCAGTAATCGGGTCGATCATATTCAGCCGCCAAATAAAACCAATAAAACAGGTACCGCGTAGTACACCAACATGCCAACCACACCGACTACGACGACTGCCACCAAGAAGGAGAGCAGCCAGTCGAGCATGATCGCTTACTCCGTCGGCGCATCCGCAGGCAGCGGCTCGTTACCTTCAGCCAGCCACGCGAGGTACTGCTGATAGTCGGTGTTGGCGGGGTTTTGATTCAGCACTTGATGGTGTGTCGATCCGTCCGCGTTAGTTTCCAAGCGAACGACAGCGCCCCCAATAAGCAAGTAGTAGCTAGTCACAGTTCAGCCCCCAATCCAAGGTAACTTGTAGTGTTGTTATTGGCTTGCAAATTGCCAGAGCGGTATTGCGTTGCTCCTGAAACAGTGATGTTCAGCACAATCGTGTTCAAGTTTTGTTGGTCAAACGCCAGCCCGCTAACGCTCAAATCTGAGCCGCCGTCATACACAAGGAAGGTATTTGCCGCGCTTGTGTCGAGAGAGGTTGGTGCAGCCCGCATCGTTACAGGCGTGTTCAGCATCATGTCATAGCGGGTCGAGCTTCTCGCAAACCCAATGCCGTACTTTGTGTATGTGCTAGAACCGTTTGCAGCAGAAATTCTGTAGTAATACCGCTGACACATCATCAACTCACGCCCGTAGTCCCTGCGCTCAAACGGCGAGGCCACAGTGCCAGCTTCGAGCTGGACGCCGGTGATGTAGAAGGTGGCTCCGTTGGTGCCGACTACGCTGGTTGCGCCGGTGGCGGAGAGGTAGTTTGCGCTTGCCCACGATCCGGCGGTACCGCTGAATGTCGCTCCAACACCGAAGCCAAAGACAAGCACCATCCCCCTGCCTGTTGTGGTTAGCCACGTTCCAGACGTATCGCCAGCGATAGTGACGGATTTTTGCTCCCAAGTGTTTGCCGCGTTGATGGTGTAGGTAAATGGATAAGAGCGATTGCCAGCATCGTTAACAATCGACCCTCCAAATGTCCCTGTTAAAGAGCTACGAACCCAAAACGACAAAGTAACTGTTGCTGCACTCGCGGTGCCCCAAGCCAAATCAGCGACGTTAAGTCCTTCAATTGCCTGCCTCACGGTGAAGTAGTCACCAGTTAGAACAGAGTACGCAGACGAAGACGTAACTAAAAGGCTATTGATAAACCCGGTTGGGGCCGTGGAGCTTTGTTGCGTTGTGAACTTCGATGACTGGTTGATTAAGAATTGCCATCTGTCCAACGTGTAGGTAGTTGCTGTCGGCGTCACACTCGCCCCAGCATTACGTTGGTCGATCCGACAGTCCCCGTTCAGAATTCTATTTCTGAACCCCATGCTATTGGGCGGCGAGGCGACGCCGTAGAGCTGCGCGTTGCTGCCGCCGCTGGCGTCTTGGAAGGTGTTTGCTTTTACGATGCTCATGCTTGACCTTTCGGGTACTTGTTCTTCACCGCCTGAATTGCGGCTTTCCATGCGTCATAACCGCCGTGGTAGAGCAGGTCAAACTGGTCCGCGTAGGACGGGTACTCTGCGGCGCGGCGGTTCCTATATGCGTTAGCCTCGACATACGCATCTACCGCAGCCTTGTCGTAGGCGACCTCGTTGCCGTCGGCGTCGTAAGCAACATCACCGCGAATCGCGGTCACCGATGGGTTCAGCTTATAAATGGCTTCGTGCTTCATGCCGCAATCTCCATGAGCGTCAGTTGCGATTCAGACCCGTACTGACAGGCATACATCGTCCCCCCGGTATCACCTTTGGTCATTGTCACTTTGAAATACAAGGTGGACGTAGTTCCAACGGCGGCAGACAGGCCCGTCATCGCCATTGCCCCGAGATAAGAAGTTCCGGCTCCGGCAAGGGCAATTTGCGTCAGGCCCGCAATCTGCGTTCCGCTTGTGCCACCAGATGACGTATCCCAACGAATACGACCAGACAATCTCCCGCTGCCGCCGTTACTCAATCCACCAACCGCTGCGATGGCAACGATCTTTGAAGACGATGCCGTCGGCGTTATTGCGCACTGATAGATAAATGTTTCAACATCCTGCGAAGACCAAGATACTTGTGTCGAGTAGTTGACCTGCACCACCTGCAAAACAGAACCTGTAGGCAACGCGGTTTTAGGAATGCTTTGTGCAGCATTCGTCAAGAACGTCCCCGTCGCATCCGGCAGCGTCAGTGTGTAGTTGCTGTTGCTGTTGGGCGAGGCAATCGTGAAGATGCCCGTGCCCGAGGCGTTGCCTTGAATTTTTACTTGGCTCATGCTTGTGCCTCCGGAGTGTCAGCGGGAAGGGGTTGGTTGCCTTCTTCGAGCCATTTCAGGTACTGCTGGTAGTCGGTGTTTCCTTCGGCAAACGGAATGCACGCTTCGTCTGAAAGACGCATCACATGAGCCTTGGAAGACATCAATTTATATTGTTCGTTCATATTCAAAGCTCCGAGGAACAGTCGATATGAGTATTACCGCTTAAATACCCGCGAGCGTTAATTTGTCCGCCGCTAGAATATGTGCACCGAATGAATATGGCGTTAGTTGCGCTCTCTGCGGCTGCGCTATTAACGGTGTAATTCATGTAGGTGCTATCGTCGTTAGTGGCAAATCCACTTGATCCTTGTTTTGTACATGTTGGGGGAGTCCGCATGCTGGTCGGAAGAAAAGAAACGATAGAAATTCCGTTTGCCCCGGTAGTCGAAAATAACGCAGGGCCTGCCAAACTGTTTGATGCCCCCTGCACACGATAAAAATAGCGCTGGCACAGGATCAACTCACGCCCGTAATCGCGGCGCTCGAACGGGGTCGCTACGCTTCCAGCTTCCAGTTGGACTCCGGTGAGATAGAAGGTGGCTCCAGCAGTGGCGCACAAGTTGACCTGCCCAGTTGCGCCTGTTGCGCCGCTTGCTGCCCAAGCGCCCGCCGTCGTTAGCTGTGAAGAACCAGACCCTAAATTGATTGTAAAAACGATTCCGGTCGTGTTGTTGGTGGCCCACGTTCCCGTCGTATCACCCGCAATCGTGATTGTTTCAAACTCCCAAGTGTTTGCGGCTGAGATGGAAAAGGTAAACGGGTAAGTTCGGTTCTCCGATCCGTTCTGCAATGCGCCGCTAAAAGTTCCTGTCAGCGAGCTTCGCACCCAGAATGAAATCGTCACTGACGCCGCACTAGCAGTTCCCCATGCAAGGTCCGCAGAATTAAAACCCTCAATTCGTTGCCGCAACAAATTTACGTCGCCACTTCCCGGAGTACCCGCAGAACTGACAGACATTCCGAGGTAATTGGTGAAGCCGGTTGGGGGTGTAACGCCATTTAAGTTCTGTTGAAACGTAAACCGGGCCGTGGGGTTGAAGTTGTAGACCCAACGATCCAGCGCGTAGGCCGCTTGGGATGGCGTGATGCTAGCGCCACCATTCCTCTGGTCAATCCGCATGTCGCCGTTGATGATGCGATTCCTGAACCCCAGCGAGTTGACGGCAGAGATGTTGTTGCCCCCCACGCTCAACGTCGTGAGTGCAGAGCTACCCGCCGAGGCGTCGATGGCTGGGGTCGTGATGCCGGTAGTGCCGTTCAGGGTGATTGGCATTTCTATTCCTTCCTTAAACCACGGTCCACACAGCGCCGGACGAGACCGTGACCGTGATGCCGCTGTCAATCGTAATTGGGCCAAACGTACCGGCGTTTTTGTTGCCGGGGATGGTGTAGTCGTTGGTCACCGTCTGGTCGTTCTCAAAAAACACTTCGTTGGCACCGCCACCCGTGGCACCGCCACCGCCTCCAGCAACCTTCACGAAGTCGCCCACATTGCTGTCCCACGCAGCCAACACCGAGCCACCAGCAGGCAGTGCAATACCCGTCGTCGGAGAAGTCGGACCACCCTTGAGTGTTAGAGTGCTGTCGCTGTTGTTGATGACGACGTAGGTCTTGCTGGACTTGGGCGCGTAGACCACCCGAGCCGTACCGGGCGTACCCGTGGCAATCAGAATGGCCGTGCGTGCTTCGTTTTGCGCACCGCCAGCGGTGGTAGACAGGGTCCAGTCGCCAGCAGTCACGCTGGCAGTAGACGTAGAGGCGATGGAATCTTCAATCAGTTGGGTTAACTGATTGTTGACCGTGTTGCCCCACGTATTGTTTAGTTCCCCGGTGACGGGCTGCACGAACCCGAGCAGCGAGGTATATGCGGATGGCATTTAAGGCTCCTTCGTGTCGATGTTGCGCCAGCCAGCGTCAGCCGAAGTTGAAACATTCTGCCACGAGGAAGGCCCCGTGTCATCAATTACTGTCCATCCGGCAGACTGCGCGTCCGCAATCAATTCCCACTTCAGACGGGCCATGATCTGGTCCGCTGCGTTTACGTTTTCTTGGATCAGGGCAGCAAAGGCCGCGATCACAGTAAAGGCTTCCGCCGCTTGGGCGCTCTCATTCACGAAGACAGGGAAGGTGGCCTTAGCCGCCATGGTCTCGCTACCCGTAGCTGCTTCAGTTACCGAAGCCCCATACGCCACCTGTGACGCAGCAGTGTCCGTACCCGTCGCGGTCTCATCCACAAAGCCAAAATAGACAAGGCTTGGAATCGTCGCGTCCGACCCCGTAGCCGTCTCCGCGATCTGCGCAGAGTAGGTGGGCAGCGAAGCGACCATATCCTGCGCCGTCACACCTGCTACAAAACTAACCGCAAAGTTCGCAGCCGCAGAATCGGTCTGGCTACCTTGAGCAGACTCCGCCACGCTCACCGGGAACGTAGCCGCAGCAGAAACCGTATCAGTACCCGTCGCCCCCTCGTCCACCACGCCAAACACGGCATGCTGGGTAAAGGTGAAGTCCGTACCTTGGGCAGTCTCCGCAACAGCGGAATTAACAACCGCGCCAGCCAGAACCGAGTCGTTGCCGGTGGCGGATTCAGAGATGTTGGTGGAGTAGGTGGGAACAGAAGAAACCGTGTCCGTGCCCGTCGCAGCTTCATCCACCGCGCTCACAAACGTCGCGGCAGCAGCCACGATCTCGCTACCGGTAGCGGACTCCGCAATCACCCCACCGAACGTCGCCAGAGATGCAACGGCATCGCTGCCCGTAGCAGACTCAGAAACCGCCGTACCAAAAGTGATACGCGCCGCAGTCGTGTCGCTCCCAGTAGCAAGCTCCGAGACAGAAGCCGGTACAGAAATCTGGGCGACGTTGGCATCCGTCGCAGTAGCGGACTCAATAACCGCAGCCGTGAACACGTTCCCCGCCAGCGCAGAGATGGCGGTAGTGGAGAACGCGTAGAAGCCAAACATCAGACGACCGTCCAAGTAGACCCGGAGGGTACCGTCACCGTAACGCCGCTGTTGACCGTCACCGGCCCACCACTGATGGCGTTATTACCTGTGTTGATGGTAGACGACACCGAGATAGTGTTGGCGTTCTCGATGTACCCCATGCCACCAATCACAGCGCGGCCAGCGGGGTAGTCGCAGAATACATCTTTAGTACCAGCGGAGAAGTTGACGAGGGCTCCAGCATTACTGGAAGCCAGCACCGTATCCCGAGACAGCGTCGTACCCGAAGCCGTGTACGTGCCGATCCCCACCTCCCATTCGGAGGTGCCCTGACCCGCGATGGTGTAGTAGGTGATGTTGGCGTTGCCGATGGCCGCGAAGGTTTGAAACCCCGTGACGGCTCCCGCCAGCGTCACCGTACCGGTGCCGGTCGTTGTCGTGGTCTCGCGGACTCGGTCCGCAAGGACGAAGGCCATATCAGGCCCCCGTCAGTTGGTCTTCGTCGAACCAGCGTTGTTGCGTGACACCGTTGGCATCCGTCCACTCCACGAGGTACTGGATGATGCCGCTGTCGTCCATACGCAGAGCCAGCACCGGGCCTTGCGGCACCACGGTGGTCAGCTTCACAACGTCGCCTTTCTTGAAAGCGGTAGCCATGTGGCCTCCTTAAGCAGCGTCGAGGCTGAAGGTGTAGGTGACGGTCAGCGTGTCGCCGTTGACCACCGAGCGGTCGCCGGGAGACTGGAAGTCCGAGGCAGAGAACAAGATGCCCGTCGTACCACTCTTGGTGTTGTCGCTGGTCAGGAACGCGCCGCCCACAGTGGTCGTACCGTTGATGCTGAACGTAGCCGGAGAAGCTGAGTTCGTGATCACGGACGGATCAGCGGTAGTAGCCGCAGCAAACGTGGCGGCGGGACGAGTAGCTTGGCTATACGCCACTACCTCAGTCCAACCAGCGTGCGAAGCCATGGTATCGCCAGCCGCCGGGTTATTGGAAGAAGCAGCGCCGTACAGACCGATGTACCACGCGGCAGTGTAGCTGGTGCCGGTGAAATACTTGTCGTTCATGTCCTTGAGGCCGACGTTGACCACAAGGTTGTGCTTCTCAGCTTGCCACTTCAGGTTGCCATCTTTGTCATGGCACTGCACGGTGAACACGCCGCCAGCTTTAACTTTTTCGTTAAACATGATTGCTCCTTAAACAAGCCGAATTAAAGCAGACGTGCTGGTGTTAGCGGGCATCTGCACAGTGAAAGAAGTGGTTGAAGTTTTATCTGAACCAAAGTCCAGCACGCATACAGCGCCGTTATCACCCGGCGTGTAGATCAATGCGCCACGCGCCGTGATCGCTCCAGTCCACGACGGAACCGAGAAATTGATATATGTCGTGCTGCCGCCCGCGTTGTTTGCTTCGGACGCAACCGTAGCCGTGACAATCTGGCCTCCAGCAACATAGTTGCCGCCCGATGCTTCCCCGACAATGGTGTAAGCAGTCGTCGTAGAGTCAAGCGTAGCCGCATTGGTGTACAGCGCCAAATAGAACGTGTCAGAGGCGAAGTTGATCGTGCCGTTAGCAAGACCAGAGCGCAGCGTATTGCAGGAATAATTGCCTGTAAACGCCATTTATCGGACCCCGCTATTCTGCGGCAGCGGCGCAAGACGTGCCTGACCACTGCGGTACGCATCGCTACGTTCCAGACCATCGCCCAGACGCTGTGCCAGAGCCAGCGCTTCCTTGTACTTGCCGTCGTACAGGGCCATCATGTCGGTCTCACCCTTCATGTACGTATACGCCTCAACCAGCGAACCGTACAGCAGCACTGAATCGAAGTTATCGCCCAGCCAAGTCTGACCATCCGCAGCCACGGTGATCGACTCCGGATAAAAGAAGTAGTGAAGCTCCACTGTGTACTGCGCATCCGGGGTCGGCCCCAGAATGAACGACAACTCGTCCGTCAGCACCGGGTTGGCTCCGCCTGTAGTTGTGGGACCAAACAGCGCGTAATACTTAGGGATCGCTTGATCGTTCGGATTTGGGTACGCCTGCCGGATGAAATTCACATCCTTGTTCAGCAGGTATTCGTAGTTGCCGGAGCCATCGACCACAGCCAGCGAATACACGGCCAGAAAGTCGGTGGGAGCGGAGAGATACTTGTTGGCCGCAGTTGTAATGCCCGTCACGTTCTTACGCAACGAGGGAAACTGAACCGAGTTGAAAATACGCTGCTCGGCCTGCTGAATGAACGTGTTGATGATTGACGGGGTTGTCCCGTAATCAAACGCGTTCTCAGTGTAGTCCTGAATTGCAGTGACGAGCGAAGCGTAATTCATGGTCTATCTCAGGCCATCGGACCCCGAGCCATCACGCCTTTGGTGGCGCAGCCAGTGCCACGGATTTTGATGCCCGAGGTCTTGGTCGGCTTGTATTCATTGCTGCGAGTGTTCGCCACCGACGTGTTGGCGTCACGCAGATACTGTTTGTTGTTACCCACGCCAGCTTCCTGCATGGGGGTGTATTTGGGGGTCTTGTACGTGGCCATATCAGGCTCCCTTACGACCGGGGCTGCGCTGGTTCATGACCTTAGCCATGTTGCGCCCGTACTTGAGCATGTCGGCGTTGGTCTTGCCGCCAGCACGCATACCCTTAGCGCCGTGCATGCGCTTCTCGTGGGCTTTGACTTCGGCCTTAGCCACCTTTTTCATCGCGTCCATGTTCACTCCTTACGTCGTGGATACCGTTATTGTGCCCAATTGCACAGATAAAACCAAGTTGTTAGGGGTGAGCGCAGCATCAAAAAAACTGCTACCACCCACCGGGGCCCAGCCCCATTGGAATATGCGGCTACCGCCTTCTACAGACCCCGTCCCTAACGGACCATCCCCGGACTGAATCTGCAAGCCACTTGTGCCGGACAGCCTATAGCTGCGGTCTGGGCGAGGATTCCTCAAACCCTGCGGGTCATCCACCGGATACATGCCCAACTGCAACTGCGGCTGATCGGGGTCCCAGCACTCCGGGCACACCAACAACTCGTAGTTCTTGGTCTTGATCACCTCACGGCGTAGCAACGACAGTTTGAACCGCTGATCGCAGCGGTCGCACTGAGCAATTGCGTACTTACCGCTGGCGAACCTATTGCCCATTAGTACGTGCTCCCAATGAACTGCTGCCGGGGCACCAGCCGGAACGGAGCCTTTTCATGGTCTTCCTGCGCCGCAAGCTCCCAAGCCTCGTCGTACTGGGCCTTCAGGATAGGTAGACGCTCAATTCCACCGGGTACTTTAGTAGCAATATAGTAGGACAGCCCAGCTGCCATACAGGGAATGAATCGGAACGGCACGTCCATGACGTTCACACCGCCGCCCGCGTCTTGAGTACGACGCAGACGCCAGTACACGAACTGATACGCCTGAGAGTTGTCCGGGGTGGGCCACACCGTAATCGCCGGAAGCTGCTGCCAGTAAACCGTTGCGCCGGTAGTGTGCGATGCAGCAGTTGTGTTGGCTTGCCCACGGAAGCAGTTGTACAGGGTGTTGCCGTCGATGTACCCGTAGTTGATGATCTCGTTGTCGATCTTCACGAACCCGGCAGCGGGCAGACCCACCACGGAGTTCAGGGTAATCTGATTCACCGAAGCGTTGATGTTGCCGTTCAGGGTTAACCCTGTGGGGCTTTGCTGGCCGTTATAACGCTGAATCCAGACTTGAATAGGGCGGGCCTGCTGAAGCTTGTTGGGCAACGTCGCGTACGTAGAAACACTGATCCGGGTGATGGTCAGGTCGGCTTGAGTCGCCGTCACGTTCGCGCCCGTGCGGATGACGTGCTCCAGCAGGTCGATGGTATCCACCGGCAAGGCGTAGGTGTTCTGGCCCGGAACAAGGTCAATCAGGCCCTGCTCAATCGTCCACATGTTGATACCACGGTTGGCCCAATCAGCGAACATGATGTTCAGGGACCGGCGCGCGGTACGCAAGTCATAGCCCGTGCGAAGCTCCGAACCCGCCCGCTCAAACGCCTCCTCGACCAGTTCAGACAGGTCAAGGTTGAACGCAGAAGAGCCGGAGGTGGTTGCCATTATCGAAACCTCGCTGTTTTCTTAGCTATGCCCTTGGGCTGGGCTACGAATTGCTTCCCGGCAGCTTTCCCCGCACGCTTTGCACGAGTCGTTGCAGCGTACTCAGCAGGGCTGAGGCTTTTGATCGCAGCTTCTGGAAGATAGCGCTCACCAGTTTTACTAGACGGTTTGCCACTTTTGGTCCTCCATTTCTGGTCGCCCCAAGCCTTCAATGACTGCTGCGGGGCTTTCAATCTCGGTACCCCCCGCCTGCCGCCTTGTACTTCTTGGCGACAAGCTGAGCCTTACGGGCCGACCATTGACCTGCTGCGGTGCCGTGAGTGGCAGCGGCCTTGACCTGCGCCACGATCCGCTTGCGCAGACCGGGCTTGGTGTAATTGCCAGCCGCGTTCACCTTGCCACCCTCAGCGTACTGAGTGAAGTCGGTGTCATCCCGCCGGGGCTTTTTGACCCCCTTGGGCATCTTGCTGGGTCGGATTGCGCCCATCCCACGGCTGGCCATCATGTCAGTACACCTTCCCGCGAGTTTTACCGCGTTGGGCAATACCATCAGCACGCTTGGAAGCGGTCATGCCACCTTTGGCGTAGCCTTCGGCTTTCAGGCGGTCACGCGTCTCTTGAGTGCCCATGTATCGCTGGAATTTTTTACCCATGCGAGAGAACATATCCATGGTCTCCTGACGCTGTCGGGCACTCTTTTCTCCCACCGAAGAGTTGGTAGGTTCCGGGAAATCGCTGGCCGCGCCTTGCGATCTGGCAATTTTGCCCGCTAACGACCCGGGAGGAAAACTCGTAGTGCGAGTGGCGGGCTTAGACTCCGTACTTGCGGCGGACTTGCGCTCTGCTGGTGCAGTCGGTTTGGTTTCTGACTTGGACTCACCTGCCGCTTTTGTGGAATAGGTTTTACCTTTCCAATCAAACGTCTTGTCACCAGCGCGACGCGCCTTAGCAAACGCCTCCTTGAAAGTCTCCGACTTTTCTTCTTTTTCAGGAGCAACCAATTGCGCTGCTTCAGCCATCGACTCCTTCGGAGCAGGCATGTCAAACGCGCTGTCTTCGGTGTCGGCGTAACCGCCTTCGGCGTATCGTCTAGCTTTTTTCACGTCACACCATCCTTCCGCGAGTTTTACCGCGTTGGGCAATACCGTCCGCGCGTTTGGAAGCAGTCATGCCGCCTTTTTTCATACCCTCACCACGCGCAGAAGCAGCAATTGCTTTCTGGCGTTCTTCTTCCGCAGAGTCCCTTTGGCTGTCCCGGGCAAGCATCATAGGAATTGCTCCCATCATGCCTTTGGACGCGAGGCCCTTCAGCTTGTCCTCATCAGCAAGCGCACCTAGAAGTAGGCTCATACCATCCGTCCTTTGGTTTTACCGCGCTGGGCGCAGCCGTCAGCACGCGCGGATGCGGAGCCGCCCTTGGCCATGGCTTTGGGCTTAGACACTTTGGGTTTCGGCTTGGACGGGGTCACAGAGCCACCATCAATATCTTGCGGAGGCGGAGCGCCCGAATCCGGGTTGTACACGCCGCCTTTGACCGGAGGCTGTGGTTTCTTTTCCAGAACGTCGTCCATGATGGACTCCTTAGCAGGTTCTGCCGCCCTTGGCCAGCATCTTGCCCTTGGTCTTGCCGCGCTGAGCGATGCCGTCTGCGCGGGCAGAAGCAGAACCACCCGAAGCCATCTTCTTGGTCTTGCCACCGTACTTCATACCGGCTTCTTTCATCTCATGCTTAATCATGGATGCGGGAGCGCCCTTCTTTTTCATGAAGGCCAACTCTTTGCCAACCATCTTCTTGGATTCTTTCATGTCACCACCTTTTGCAAAAAGTTCCATCTTGCCTTGACGGGTGTCAGGGCGGTTGATTTTCTGAAGATCGGCACGGCTTCCAGTGCCCTTACCAAACTTCAGACCCTTGTCAGCTTTAACGAACTCTTTGCCGACAGATTGGGGAACGCCCACACGCTTTGCAGCGGCAGGATCATTGGCGACCATCGCCATCAAGTTGTGTTGCGCTTGGGTCTTGCTGGGCATATCAGACCTTAACGATCCAGCCTTTACCCAACACAAA